TGAAATAAAGGGAGCACTAGAATCGCCAATTCTAGTACTACCGTGGTCAACGCGCCCACGGTTTCCGTTTCTTATGGCTTTGGAATGGCTGGTTTAGATCAGTTCCTGTTTTTCTCTCTTCCCACAGCCGGGATAGTACGTTCGCTTGCCCGAAAGAGCAAACCGTGTATGATAAGAGCAGTCTAATACGTGTGGAGTAGGGTTCCGTTGATCCCACACTTGTTAGATTGACGAAATACAGTAACCGCCTCAAAACCAAACCTCCAATTTCCACAAAACGCTACGATGACTACGGTCATAAGAAATTCCTTCCTTGCCTCGGTCCTCGCTTCGCCACGTGGCGGGTACATCGAGAACGACAACACTTACCGTCGTTACAAATCTAACGTGCGCACATCTTCTACCATCGGGGGTAACGAGGACTCTCGCCTAGTACAAATATTGTACGAAGTGGGCAGGTCAAAGAACTCCAAAGGCCGCGCCCTCGCCCGACCCGGTGAAGATGACCCACTTATCGAAGCGGGTTACCCTACTGCCAACGCCCTTGCCGAGGATTTTGTTGGACTTTCAAAGAAGTTCACCAATTTCTCTGCCACCTTCGAATTCTCTTCTCACGCTGCTATTGTTGAACGCCTCGCCCGTGGTCTCGCCGCCTCGTCTATTTTCGATGATGTTGACTCCTCCGATCTACGAGCCGGCCGTACCCTCGTTATTAATGCTCTTGGTACTTACGATGGCCCCGTCAACTCCCTCACTTCTTCTGTCTTTATCCCTCGTCTAGTCAACTCTGCTATCACTGGTGATGTCTTTTCTGTTTTAGCCAACGCTGCTGCTGGTGAAGGTGCCGAAATCGCCACTGACATTATCGAACTTGATGCTCTCACACGACAACCCATCGTCCCCGAAGTTGAAGCGACTGCCCTCTCTCGTGCTATTGTCGACGCATTACGAATCCTCGGTGCTAATATGATTGCTTGTGATCAAGGACCTCTCTTTGCCCTCGCTCTAACTCGTGGTCTTCATAAGGTCCTCACTGTTGTCGGCCATACTGATGAAGGTGCTGTGTCTCGTGACCTCTTACGCTGTGGCTCCTTCTCTGTTCCGTTCGGCGATATTCATTATGGTCTCGAACCATATGCCGGTATCCCAGCTCTATCTACTAATTCGTCTTACGGTAGGGCTGCCTATGTTGATTCTCTTGCCTTATCTACTGCTGCTTTAGTCGCTCACTGTGATCCCGGTCAAATCTACGATGGTCGCTGGTTACCTACATTCTTTTCTGGTTCTTCTAGTACTGATACCGACGGACGCCCCGGTGACTCTCTCGACCCTACCGACGCAATGACACTACGTAACCGGGCTCAACTCCTCTCTGATCTCCCTAAATTTTCACTGTCCTATATCCCTGCCCTTGCTAAATTGTTTGCTGCTGAAGGTAATCCTGCTATCGCTATTGCTGCCTTTAATGGTGCCTCATCCCAGTTATCTCGTACCACGCGCCACCTCAAATTCGCTTCTGTGTCACCTTGGTTCTGGATCGAACCAACGTCCCTCATCCCACATGATTTCGTCGGTTCTGTTGCTGAGCATGAAGGTTTCGCGTCCTATGGTGGACGTGATTCTACTCGGTCCCGTCATGCCTGGGAGGACATTCAGGCCAGCGGCGTCAATGACACTGCTTTCTCTGCCTACCACGCTCTCTTCCGTGGTGCCCGTGCGTGTTGGTTCTTCCTACATTGGCTTGGTAACCCTGCTAATGGACTCGGTTCTATCTCTGTACGACAACTTGACCCAAACGCTATCATCCATCCTGGTCCTTGTACTGCGCATCAACAAGTGCGTGATCGTGTCGAGGCTTCCCTTCCCTGGACAGACTATCTTTGGACACGTGGCCAATCACCTTTCCCCGCGCCCGGTGAAATGCTCAATATATCTGGTACCGTCGGTTTTTTCGTCAAACACTATACCTTTGATGACGAAGGACTCCCGACCGTCGAACATGTCCCTGCATCCCACGAATTCCTTGATACTACTGTCACCCTTCATGTCGGTCGCCCCATTGGTCTCTCTATCGGTGCTTCAAATACACCCGCTTCTGATGCACGCCGCGCCCGCACTCGTGCAACTCGTGAACTCGCTGCTGCTTCCGCTCGCGCCGCTGTTTTTGGTCGTCCTGACGTGTCTGAGATGCCTACTCTCACTACTGCTCCTGTCCTTAGATCCCGTAACCCTACCTTGCCTACTCATATCACTCCTAACGACACGCCTGGTGGGACCGATGTCACTCACCGGTCACGTCATCAGGGTGTAGGTGGTGCTGACGCCTCTGACCGCCTCCCTGCTGGTGAGCCCCGCATACCTGTTCCTCAACACCAGCCGGTCCGCTATCCTCAGGTTCCACGCCCTGCTGGCAATCAACCCGGTGGTGGTGGTCCCGGTATCCCGCCTGCTCCACCCGGTCCCGGTGGTCCTAATGGCGACGATGACGACAACGACCCCCCCGCTCCTGTCAACCCACCTGAAGGCGGGCCCCCCACTCCTCCAGCTGGTGCTGCCCCACCTAACGGGCCGGCCCCAATATGAGTGCCTTCGTTGAACGTGCATCCGCCTATGGTGTAGTTGGCGACTACTTGCTCTCTCTTCGGTCTTACTTCCCTGATTCATTTAAGGGTTATGGGCAGACTACTTTTGTTAACGATCTCGTGCGCTTACAATCGTCTACCCCGACTCTTAAAACTAAACATGCTCTCCTACCCGCCGCTGTCTCTCTTTTAGCCCTTCCTTTTCCTTTACAAGTGCCCCTTACCCTGTCTGATATTCTCGTCCTCGCCAAACGCGCTTCTGGGGTCCCTTTCGATTATGTCCACTCCGCTAGGTGGTCCGATTCCCCACTTATATCAAGTGAGTACCGCGGACGCGATTATATGGTACTATGTACCAACGCTCTTTTCTTACGTAACTGTTTTCCTGTTAAGAAACATGCTTCTGCATACTCTAAAGTCAATGTTTCACTCCCTGATCTTGCTGTCTCGCTCTGCAAGCTCGGTCACACTCGTTCCCTTATTGGCATGATTTTTCGTTGTGCTGGTCTCTTACATGAGGACGCCTTTATGAACGCTCTCATCTATGGGTATGCCCTCTCTTATCATTTCGGTGCATCCGGTTGGGATATCGCTTGCCATTTCATCCTCAATCCAAAGATCGCGAAGAATGTCTCTGTGTCACTCAAAGCACTCGGTGCAAACACTACTCGTGAGGGTGCTCTCCTTGTTGAAGCAGATACCTTACAGGGTAGGTTAGCCGCGCCCGTAGATATTGACGCACAGGCCCGCTATCGCTGTGACCCAGTCGCTGTCGCCAAGAGTGTCATACCATACTCTGATGAATTACGTACGCATATTCGTGCCATACTCCTTGATGAGACCCGCGACCGTGAATGTGTCTTACCAAACTTGCATTCCTGGTGGTCTGCGCGGTGGCTTTGGTGCGTTAACGGCTCACAAACGACTAAGTCTTCTAAAGACATGGGTCTTGATCCTAAAGCCAATCGTGCTACACACGACCAAGATTTTAGACGCATGGCTTCTGAAGCCCTTAAGAGTGAACCCCTTACCACTTGGGACGGCACTACTTCTGTGTCGAAAAGTATTAAACTCGAGAATGGTAAAGAACGTGCTATATTTGCCTGTGATACTAACAGCTACTTTGCTTTCTCTTGGTTACTCTCCAGTGCTGAAAAAGTGTGGCGCGGGAAACGTGTCATTCTTGACCCGGGCGTTGGTGGGCACCTTGGTATCGCAAAACGTGTCCAAGGCGCACAACGCGGTGGCGGTGTCAATCTTATGCTTGATTATGATGATTTCAATTCTCAACACGCCACTCCTGTTATGCAATGCGTTATTGATGAACTCTGCAACATTTTCTCCTGTCCTGATTGGTATCGTGAATTGTTAATCAACTCCCTTGACAAGATGTTCATTAACATCGACGGTGCTCCGCAACGTGTTGTCGGCACCCTTATGTCTGGCCACCGCGGTACCACATTCTTTAATTCCGTTCTCAATGCCGCGTACATCCGATTGGCTGTTGGTGCTTCTGCCTTTGATTCTCTTATATCCTTACACGCTGGTGACGACGTCTACATCCGGTGCAACACACTAAGCGACTGTGATTCTATACTCAATAATACACGCCGTGTTGGTTGTCGAATGAACCCGTCTAAACAGAGTATCGGTTTCGTCGGTGCTGAATTCCTCCGTGTGGGGATCGGTACGAACGCAGCGTATGGATACCTCGCTCGTGGTATCGCTGGGTTCGTCTCTGGTAACTGGGTTACCCAAGATATACTTGCGCCCGATGATGCTCTCGTCTCGTCCATCTCCGCATGCCGCACACTCATCAATCGTTCTGGGTGTGCATCTCTCGCTTTATTACTATCACGCTCCTTACGCTACACTTCCGGTTTTTCTCACCGTGTACTACGCTCCTTATTCTCTGGTGAATCTGCTCTAGAAGGTTCCCCTGTTTATAACGTGGATTATCAGATACGTAACTATAAAATGAACCGTGTTACGCCTGATTCTATCCCCGTCCCTTCCAACTGGGCCCGTCATGCCTCTATCGACTATTTAACTTCCCATCTCTCCGAGATCGAAGTCACTGCTATTAATATGGTTGGTGTTGACGCTCTTAATTTGCTTGTTACTTCTAGTTATTCTAAGGGGTTGAACATGAAATATAGAGCCGCTCTCACTCGCCCTACTATTAGTAGGATGACTGTCCGTCTCGCGCGTGGTTTTGTCAGTGCCGCCACACTGCTTGACAAACGCCTCGAGAGAGGTTGCTTATCTCAATATCCTGTCGTACGCCTCTTTGAAAATCGACTCGACCACAACTCTTTACGTGAACTCATCACCCTCGCTGGTGGCAATCCCGCTGCACGCGATCTGCGTGAGGAGGCTTTTGGTCGTACTTCCCTCTCTAAGAATATTATTGGGTATCTCCCTTTCGGTGATGCCGCATCGTTATCCAAACGCACTACTGCCGGTAATATTTTTACTCTCTATAATGTCTACACATAAATAACATTATTATTCAGCCTGCTGAATAGTCCACCTCTTTATAGGTGGACGGTACATGTTGGCCCCTCGGGGTCAAAACAC